GGTCACATTAACGGGCAGGGCTACTATTGAAAAGACAGGCGGCGGCTCTGATGTGTTGGAGGTTCGCTTTGCTGTTAATTGGAATGGAACGGTAAGTGATGGCGGCTTGGAGAAATCAAGAGCGCAAACACAAAACACAACCCCGACAACCGTACCGATAGGCGCACTAACAAAGATAGTTACCGGTGATAATATACGTGTAATATTTAGTAATAATGATGGAGGGTCAAATATAATCGCCTCTATCGCATCCGTGGAGGTTAGCGACTAATGGCTATTAAACAATTAGTAGATAACTTTGTTAACTCACAAGTTGACGCCGCTCAAGTCGCATTCACTGCACCAGCAACAATAGCGGTAACTATAGACTCATTTACAGCGGCTAATAACTCACAGGTTAACGCTAGCTATAAAGCTTATATAAAAACAAGCACTGGTGTCTTATCCCCTCAAGTGCCGTTTAAGGTCGTGGTATGGGGTGAGAATGATTTAGGTATTGGAATTGTTAACCAAGTAATACCGCCCGGTGGTTCACTACAAGTTGAATCATCAGCGCTAGACTCGTTGTACTTTACAGTATCAGGCAGGGAAATAACCTAGAGTGTTTATCATTGGATTACCTAGAAGCCGAACAGCGTGGCTATCTGTTTTTATGTCTCAGTCTGGTATTAAGTTTTACCATGAAGCTATTAACGGTTGTAATTCTTTAGCTGAATACGAGGATAAAATAAAAGGTTTAGGTGATTGCACAACAGCCTTTGATTTGCCGAATATAGACGAAGTTACAAGCGGGGCTAAAGTTGTTATAATAGAAAAAAATCAAGATGAATTAAACCGGTGTATTGAATGGAGTGATCAAGAATACTCTATTGACAGCAAAGACATGTTGGTTGAGTTAAATAGCAAGCTAAAAAATGTTACCGGCTTAAAGGTTAGGCAATCAGAAATAAACGACAGGTTGCAGGATATTTGGGAATACTTAGTTGATATTCCTTGGCATGACAAATACAAAGACTTAATTGAGTTCAACATACAAGTTCAATCAACAGCGATAGATGAAGAGGCAGCAAGAAATCTATATGAAAGCATTCAACAAAATTCACAGTGATTTAGATATATCATTAGCCAGAAAAGAAATAGCTAGTAATGCTGATTTGTTTGGTGAATTCAACGCTCGTAAAGATGCAGGCCCAGTAATGGCGCAAATGGATGACATATGGTTACGATACGGCGATCCTTCTGGCATGATTGAAAGCGGTGACTATTCAACACTAGCCGATGAGCACGATTCTATTTGGCTTAAAGATTTACCTGAATGCAAAAAGTTATGCTTTGAGTTAATGAAGCTTGTTGACGGTGAAAGATTAGGCGGTGTTTTAATCTCTCGACTTCCTCCAGGTGGTGAGATGTTAGAGCATACCGATGCAGGTTGGCATGCTGACTATTATGATAAATATTATGTACCCATTGAAAACGAAATTGGTTCTGTATTCGGTTTTGATGAAGGTGATATTAAACCAAGCCTTGGTGATGTATGGGCATTCGATAACTCATTTAATCACTGGGTTAAAAACGACTCTAAAAGCGAGAGAATAGCTATGATTGTTTGTATCAAACAAGAAAAATACACAAGAGGGGGTTTATTATGCCTTGGGCAGTAGCAGCAGCAGCAGTCGGCGCAGTGGGCGCTAACGTAGCAGCAAATAAAGCGGATAAAGCATCAAAGAGAAGTGCAGATGCGGCAGTTGATGCGGCAGATGCGCAGATATTAGCAGGGCAAGAGGCTTCAACACTTTTAGACCCGTTTCAGCGTATAGGCAGGCAAGGAATAGTAAGAAGTGGCTTCTTAACTGACCCCGATGCACAGTTTGACTTCTTGCAAAGCAACCCTTTATTCCAGCAAATCCAAGAACAGAACCAGCAAGTAACTGGTGATGCTCAAGAAGCTTTATTTAAAACGGCAGCGGCTAGAGGTAGATTAAGCGCAGGAGATACGATTCAGCAGACTGCTAACTTAGGTGAGCAAAGCGCTAGAAACTTATTGTTAGCATCTCAACCGCTTATAGCTGACCAAAAACAATCTATTGGCGACTTATTAAACTTCGGTCAAGCAACCGCTGTCAATCAAGGTAACTTACGCACAGGTATTGGTGCAGCACAAGCAGGTGGTATCGTCGGCGCTCAAAACGCATTAAATCAAGGTACACAGGCAAGTATTAACAACGTAAATTCACAGGCTGCATTACTTAGTGGTATATTAGCTAATCAACAAAAAGTCGCGCCACCTTCTTCAGTTACCGATGCAAGAATAGGAATTACATAATGGCCATTGACCCAAGAATATCACTAGCAGGTATCGTACCTCAAACGCAATCAGCACAGACTGTATCTAATATATTTCAGTCTAACCTGAATAACGCCCAAAATAGACGCGCGAATGAGCAAAACATACAGCAACAAGCAGCCTTACAGCCTTTTCAATTACAACAGGCTCAGCAAATCGAGGCAGCAGGAGAGCAGAGCGCAGCATTTGAAGCTGAAAACGCCAATATCAGAAGTTTAGTCGAAGCAGGTGTCCCACTTAAATCATTCTTAGAATCAGGTGATAATGAAGGGGCTGTTCAATTCCTGCAAAACAGAAGGGCAGAAATTACCGCTCGTGGTGGTGATACTGCTCAAACTGATGGCGCACTAAATCAAATACTATCTGGTAATCCTCAGAATGTTTTACAGGGTATTCAAGCCAATGAAACTATTGCACAGCAACGTGGATTGCTTGGTGTATCTCAAATGTCAGTAGGGCAAAGGGACTTTGAATCAAAGGTTAATATTGTTAAGAATGATCCTAACCTAGAAACGGCAGAGGGAAAGGCAGCAGCTATCGCGTTAGGACTAGAGGCTAAAGCATCATCAGCAGCGCAAATACAAATAGCAAAAGATCCAGAGCTAACCAAAGCGGTGGCGGAATCTGAGGCCACAATAGCGGGCGCTAAATCCGAAGCAACTGAAGGCGAAAAGCTTAAGCAGCAACGTAAACATAAGCCAGCCATTATAGCGCTTAGTAAATTAGCTGAAAAAGCAGCGATTGAAAGAGGTGAAGTGCTAACCGATTTATCTAGAATGGAAGCTACATTGCCTGGGTTGTTAGAGGTAACTTCTGAGCTTAAAGAGTTAGCAACAATAGCAACTAGCACATTGGGCGGCAAAGCCTATGACGCTATAGTTAAACAAACTGGATTCGGAGCAACTAAAGGATCAACCGCTAGAGCAAAGTTTATAGCTATTATAGACAATCAAGTATTGCCACTATTAAAGCCTACTTTCGGCGGTTCATTTACAGTTGGTGAGGGTGACGCTTTACGGGCTACACTTGGCGATCCAGATGCGACTTTGGAAGCAAAGGTTGAGCAAATAAACGCATTTATAGCACAGAAAGAAAGAGATATAAGAAGCAAGCAAACTCAAGCAGCTTCCAGTGATGAAGAATTCGCGGGATTTAAGGTGGTTCGATAATGCCAGTTATAACTATACAAACACCTAGCGGTGGTACAGTTCAAATTGATGCCCCGGAAGGTGCGACAGATGAGCAGATACTTAGGTTTGCTAAGTCTCAAGGCTTGTTTGATGACGTGTTAACCAGGTCAGCTCAAAATCCCGATGTGCCAGGTATAGAGGGCGACCCAGCGCAACCACAACCAGAGCAGCAAGAGGCGCAATCATTTTCCGATCAAGTTCTTGGTGTAGGTGAGGCTTTGTTAACTACTGCAACAGGTGCAACTACCGGCGCTTTAGGTTTTATTGGTGGAACTGTCGAGGGTGCGGTTAAAGAATTAACTGGTGATATTGAGCGCGGCGAAGGTCAAAAAATAGCACAAGAGCGCGCGGCAGGTTTAACTTTTGCCCCGAGAACTGAAGCCGGTCAAGATATCGTTCAGGGTATCGGTGATGTTTTAGGTGTGTTACCTCCTGTAATTGGCACTACGCCATTAAATACACTTAGACCGCTAGTGACAGGCAAAGCAATCACAGATAGGTTATTACGCAACCCCAGAGCTAAGCGCGCATTGTTAGCCGATGAAATCAGAAAGGGTAATCCTAACATTGAAAACGTCACTAAAGCTTTAGATGCTAGCGGCGAGATAATCACAAGACCGGCAAGCAAGAGAGCGGTTAAAGTTTTAGGCGGCGATCATGTTGCAAAAGGTACAGTTAGTGTTTTAGAGAATATGAATCCCGCATCAAAAGCACAAGTAAATAAAATGCTAGCCAATATTGAGCGAGGCAGAAGAGAGCCTTTATTTGGTGATGCTAATAGGCCGTCCGATGTATTAGGTCAATCAGTTTTAAATAGAGCTAAAAAGGTTTCGGAGATAAACCAAAGAGCGGGTAAGGCTATTGGTAATACTGCGAGATCATTATCAGATATTAATGTTGATATTGGCCCGGTTAATAATCAATTTTTCAATAAACTTAATGAGCTAGGTGTTACTTTTAGTCGCGCCGATGATGGATGGGTTACCCCTGACTTTTCACGGTCTAAGTTTAACGGTGGTGATAAGCAGATGATGACCGTTTTAGTTAATGATTTACTAGACGGGACACCGGGATTTGAAGTTGCGCACAAATTAAAGAGAACGATACGCGACAATGTTGATTTTGATAAAGGCGGTGTAGGTCAAATAAAAGGCGAATCACAAAAAATACTAAAAGACTTATCAAGCGGTATTGATGATGTTTTAGATTCTACCTCACCAAAGTATAAAAAGGCTAATGAGGCATTTGCCAAGACTATCAAGGTTAAAGAGGATTTTGACAAGCTAGCCGGCAAAGATATTGATATTGGTACGGATTTATCAGCGGAAATATTAGGCGGCAAAGCTATGCGCCTTGACTCTAACGCAGTATCAAGAACGGCAATTAAAAAGCTATTCCTTGATGCTGACAATGTGCTTGGTGAATTCGGGATTAAATTTAAAGATGATATTCCTAGCTTAATTCACATTACTAGTAAGCTAAATGATGCTTTCAAACTTGCGCCAGGTGGTTCGTTAAAAGGTAATATTATCAGCGGCGGCTTAGATGTTGCAGAAGCGGCAAGCGGCCCCGTTGGAGCGGCAAGAATTGCAGCCAAAAAACTATCACAAATAAAAGATCCAGATTTTAATAAGAAGCTACGTGCTTTTCGATCACTAACAACAACGCAGGATAAATAAACATGGCATTTTCACCTATTGCGTTCATCGCACCAAACTATCGAGATTTTAAAAACTACTGGTTAAAAGCTTATCAACCAGGAACTACCACCCCTAAAGTTATGGCGCTTGACTCTGAGGGAGTAGTAACCGTTGCTAAATTAGAACTCAACAAAGATGGCTTTATTGAATCAGCAGGCGGGGCAATTGTTACCCCTTATATAACTGGTGCTTATGATGCTTGGTTATTCCCTACTGAAGCTGAAGCAGATGCCAATGATACGTCAAACGCTGAAAGGGTTGCTGATGATCTTAGCGCTGGATTTATCAATGACTTATCGCAAACCTATGACTTTCCTGATGGTGTTCCAGAGTACAAAGCTTTCTCGTCTGAATTCCCGGTAGGAAAGCGCATTTACCTCGCTGATAGGGATGCTTATTTTAATGTTATTGCCGGCACAGGCACAGCTAACACGTTTGACATAATCGCCAGCACAGAAGTAGACCAAAGTATCAGCATGATTATAGGCGATACGCTAAGCATAGATAAACTAGGCGGTAAGTTCGATGCTTCAGATGAAAAGGATGTGGTATCTAGGTTTTTCGAGCTACTTAACTCAACTGTAAGGCATGGCATTATACAGCCGTTATCAATTGCAACGTCAATATCTCACGCAATAACTAGAAGTGATGTAACCCTTGAATGGTCAGAGGATGGACACTTAAAAGCATTTGCCGCCATGAATTCACAAATAGTAATAGGTGATGGCTCACAAAGAAAGCAATCTATCCACCTTGTAAACCCTCACTTGCTTGGTAATAACCTGGCTAATTTTGGTATTGAAGATGTTGGCACAAGAATATCATCAATTAAAGGCGGTATTTTTCACGACCACCTTGAATACCACATACTTCAAGAACCTACCACGGTAGATTTTAGCGAATTTTTAGAGATAAAAGAGAATCAAGGCAATGATGCTAGAGGCTTCTTTATCCACAAGGCGACAACAATAGGCCGCGCTACTGATACTGTACTTGAAGATAATGTTATGTTTAGGGCTACTGATTGGTTTGCCAAAATAACATCAGGACAAAGATTTAAATTTGACCGGAATATGATAGGTAGGCAGAGTGCTACCTTCTTAGGTGGAATACTTATAACAGCTAGTGACTTACATACAGGCAATGAAACAGCCGAACATATTATTAATGACTTGTATGTTGAATCTAATGTAACTTATGGCGCCGGCATTGAAGCGGTGGTTATAGAAAACCAAAGCACCACACGCCCGGTAAACGGCTGTGTTATCTCTAATATTAAAGTTGAGCCTGTAACCCTAGTCAAGCAAGTTGGAATTAGAACCCCTGCCGCTGGTGGCTCAAGACAGCACACTATAAAAAGTATGGATCCTAAAGGCGGCTTTGCTGACAGTATCAAAATCGGCACAAGCGTAGCATGGACTAGAATAACCGTTGATGGTCAAGATGCTAATGCAGAGGACTTCATAAACGATGCAGGTAACAACACTGTAATTAATGGCCTTATGTATGAAGCTGCTGGCGCAGGTGGTACACCAACAACAGGCACCGAAGGCGATACAATTGTAAATACTTCTGACAATAGTACATGGCTAAAAGTTAGCGGAGGCTATCAAAGGTTGAGTTATGATGAAATAACCTTTAGTGATACTTTTAACGCGCCATCTATTGCAGCAGGAGGCACACACACAACCTCTTTTGTTGTTACTGGTGCAGTTGCAAGGGATACGCCTTTAGTGACGTTAGAAACGAATATGATGGGGTTAATGCTAACTAGTTACACTAGAACCGATGCGTTACATATCATTCTATTTAACCCAACTGTCGGCGCTGTAGATTTAGGATCAACAACGTTACGCGCGGTTGTAATGAAAACCTAAAAGCAAAGCCCCTAACCGGGGCTTTTCGCATTGTGCATAAACATTAATATTGGCGTTACTACTAGTGCCCAGTAAATAAAATAAATCATTTTGCAACCCCTAACCAACCAAAATAAGCAGCACTGCGGGTATCTTCATTGCTGCGACCTTTCCACCCTGTAACCTTTTCAAACTGTGCTTTATCCTTTTTCCACATCTTAGATATTTTATGTTTAACTACCTTTACCCCGAAGTATTCAAATACTCTCTCTAGCTCTACTTGTGATTGCTGACACTTACCGACAGAATTTGCCATCTTCATATTTATGGCTTGGTTTGTTTTTTGTCTCTGCCTAAATACAGCATTCATACCACAAACGTTTTCCATATGAACAGTGACGTCATTTGTGTCAATATTTTTTGCGCCGTTAACCCACTCTATCAACATAAAGTGAATGGATAGCAGAGGCATGGCTTCGCAACTAATAAACTTACCATCAAGATAGACTGCCACACCATGTGCTTTACTATCCGGATCAATACCGATAATTATTTTAGACATAATAAACCTTTATCAATAAATTTCTGTTGAGTTCTTTCTAGTGCCATAAATTTAGCACTATCAACCATATCCCAACCATAAAGCGGAGGGGCGCGACCGTCTATAACATCATGGCAATTAGAGCAAGCATACACAGCAAAGTGATCCCCACATTTAGTACCCATACCTCTAATCTTGCCAATATGACAAAGTACAACGGTTTCATTACTCGAGCAGTTACCAAGCATTAAGGTGCAATCCTCACCTCTTGCTGATTTAGTAAACTTCGTTTGCTTCGCCATAACCCCTCCAATTATCCCACATAATACAAATACAAATGCTAACAGATACATCTAGCATAAAGTAAACCGCTAAGTCAGTCATTGCTAATTGATCAAGCATAAGGTGCAGTCCATGCAGATATGCTAAAAATCAAAGCAAGAGTTATTAACAAGCAGCCTAATACTATTCTTGAGTAGTGTAAAAGGTTTGGTGTAATACTTAATTTGCACATGTTAACTCTCCTTAAAACCAAGCTACAACTTGCTTTAATATTTCAGGGTCAGTTGTTTTATCAAAGACCCGCTTAAGCGCTGCATCGGTTATTTTTTTATAAAATAAACCTCTATCTTCTGGCGCCATACTTTCATACTTTAAACTTAACGGTATTAATTCAAAGCTAGTGCCATCACGCGAATATACTTGCTTAAAATACCCCGCAATGACCGTTAGCTTACGTCTAACATAATCAAGCTGGTATTCGTCCTTTGCTGCGTCCTCATCACCATAGTAGTGACGGGTGCAGAATGAAAAGAATGCAAATATTTTAGCGTGTAGTCGATAGTTTTGATTAAGCTTTACATCGTGACTATGAACGGCGCCAACTTTAAACTTTGACATCTTAGCCTGTGATTCTTCATCGCACGCTACAAAGCCACGGTCAGCAGTTAGGATTAAATTGATCTTCACTTTAACAACTCAGGGTGCTGATGAACATTACCTATGACTTCAGGTCTAAACGCATCAACTATTATTTGCAAGCAACCGTCACCAGATGTAAAGCCACAACCTTGATATGATACCTCTTCATTTACACGGCCCGCATCATAAGCGCAATTAATTTCATGACTTAAAATATCACCCTCATAAATATCAACGCCATTCTTATCGGTTAACCCTGTGAATTGCATTATATGAAAGTTAGCATCTTCTTCAATCCTAGCTAAAGACTCCCATAACCTAGTAAAAGCACCTGAACTAGTTGTTCTTATTTCGGTATCAGGCTCGTCATACCCATATTGATTAACTCCGCTCATCATGGAGTTTCTTTCAGTGTTAAAAACTCTAAATTTAATTACTCTACTCATTAAAACTTTCTCCCTTGATTAACTAAGCTAGTTCTTAACACCCATTTATCACCTTCACGATAAACACAATGCGACTTCATATCAGTATCAAGTAGGTATTTAGCAAGCTTGCCACGGCTAACGCATAACTCTTTGGCCAGTACCGATTGATTGCCCTTGTAGTACGGAGTTAATAAAATCTCCTGTACGCTGTAAATATTAACTTGTCTCAAAACTTTCCCCATCAATTGATTGTGTGACTAATAATAGAGCAATTTGCTAGATAGTCAAGCAGACAGGTTAATTATTTCATCTTCTAGCTTTTGGCAATACTTCTGCAATGCTATGTGTTCGCTACACCCAATATCATGAGCGTTAAGTTTGAAATGTTTAGCTAGTGCGATAACGTCCCTTTTATAAAGGTCGATAATTGAACCGCAAAAACCTGAAGATTCAAAATAGTCAGGGTAAGTCAGCTCGACATAATCACCACAATCACTAACTTTATTATCATCTGTAGTAAACTTGTGAATTTCAATACCTGCATATTCTGGCGTTATACGACCACTAAATAAATTAACTGATTCTTTCATGTTATTCTCACTTATTTATAAGGTTTTAATTTCTTCTTTACGCGAATAATTGACCACTTAGTAACAAGCTCCTTTGCTCGTTCAATATTCTTCGGATCATTCATAAGCCGCTCAATATCATCTTCATCTTTACACTTGTATGATATTAATTGTTCAAGCGTTGCCTGTTCAAAATCAGTTAGTGGAAAATCAAAAGATGATTGCATTACATTACCCTTACTAGTTATTGATGTTATTTAACTTACGACCAGCACGAGTTATTGCGCCTCTTATCTGCCCTAGCTTATTGCCGACAGTACCCATTTCAACCTTTAGCTTTCTGGCATTTACACAGTGTTGACAGCCGTACATGTGCAAGACTTCTTCATAGCTATAACCTTCAGGCCATTGAGCATCACGGTTTAATATATTAACAGCCCGATAAGCCAAGCCCGGGCAATATTCAATAGCTTTATCAAGTTCATTTAATTTATCGTCACCAGTAAATACCTCACTAAAATCCATATCCTTTTCATTGTGGTTTGATAATTCAACGCCAATCTTGCGCTTTAAGTCGCGCTTTAAGTCTGAGTAAATAGCGTGTTTTGATAATAGGCTTTCTAACTGATTCATAACATCTCTCATTAGTTAATATTGTAAGCTACTGCTGTTATGCAATAGCTGCTATTTGATATCTTCAGCAGTCAATCCAAAATGTTTAACCAGTGCAATAACGTCACCCTTATCTATTTCAAATCTAACCTCATCCCCATCTTCACGCTCATCTGAATCACTGTAAAAAGCATCTGTAAAATAAATACTTAAATCATCACCTTTCGATGGCTCAAGTGTATTTAACTCTAATTGCGTATCGCTAAACTTATGCGCTGAAATATCGGTCATCTTCATTCTCTCTATTGGTTAGTTGTTTGCGTTAGTTGAGTTAACTTTAGCATGACCATTTAACCTGTCAATACAATAATGCAATATTGTTTGTTTAAATATATATTGACGTAAAGAGCGATACGCGCTATTGTTCACTCAGTTTTTAATTAAAGGGTTTACAAGATGCAATTACAAGAATTAAAGAAGTTAGTAGAATATGAAGCCGTAGGAACTCTTATGGCTACACAGTACGGTGATGGATGGGTGCTAATAGCATTAAAGGATGATGAGCAAGAAAAGCCAGCTAGTAATGATTGTGCCTTACAGTTAGCAAGAGGTGGTATCAGAAAGTTTATGACACTTGATGCAATAGCGAAGTTAGTTAAAAGTGATTTGTATAATTCTACATTCACTGTTTGCTAGAAATGAAAAAACGCCTTGCAGGGCGCTTAATAAAAGTAACGAGGTAATTATAACATGACTAATAAGAAAAAGTCATTTCTGCTACATATTGATAGCTTAGACATTCTTGATGATCTTACAAACGGTCAAGCGGGCGTTCTATTTAAAGCTATTAAAGCATACCAACATAATGAAGATTTCCCGCTTGATAGCATTGTAAAAGTGGCATTTTCACCATTCAAAAACCAGTTTATTAGGGATGATGAAAAATACATTAAAACCTGTGAAAGACGCGCCATTGCTGGCTCTAAAGGTGGTAAGCAAAAGGTAGCAAATGCTAGCAAGTGCAAGCAAGAGTTAGCAAACGTAGCAGATAGTAATAATAAGAATAAGAATAAAACAAAGAATAAGAGTGATAATTATAGTAAAGACATATATCAGCAAGTAGCTGATGCATACAATGAAGTATTCCCACATTTACCTCAAGTGGTGAAAGTTAGCCAGAAAAGAAAGTCTCACATATCAGCAAGCATAACCGAGTTTAAAAAAGATTATGGTTTTGATAGCGCAGACAATTGGAAGAATTTATTTTACCATGCTGCAAAAAGCGATTACCTTATGGGGAAAGTAAACGGTTGGTCAATGAACTTTGACTTCGTGATAAACAAAGCTAACTTATTAAAAATAATTGAAGGGAATTACGACAATGCTTAAAGAACTACCGAGTAACCTAAATGCTGAAAAGGCGATACTAGGTGCGTTACTAACAGACTGTAATAACGACATGTGCCGACAAGCTTTGGATATGATGGATTCATCAGCATTCTTTCTGCAAAGCAATCGCGTAATATTTGACACTATTAAAAACATGGCTGAAAATAAATTAACTGTTGATCCGATAACCGTAACCGAGAAGCTAAAGACGGATGGCAATGAAAGCATATCAGGCGGTTATTTTTATATATCTGAGCTACCAAGGTCAGTAACTAGTTTGGCGCTTACACTGGTTCACGTTAACCTGGTAAACAAAACAGCCACCACAAGAGAGATAATAGCCACAGCTCAAAAGGCAATCGAACACTCTGAAAACCTAGAACCATCAGAATTAATTGAGATGATCGAGTCTCATTTAAAAACAATAACCTCAAAAGATACCGGCAAAGAAGCAAGCCACATATCAGACTTTGGTGACGGTTGGGCTGATGACCTAGATGAAAAAACAAGAAGGGAAAGCTCTATAAGCGGATTAGAGACAGGAATCGCCGAACTCGATGAAAGACTATCGGGTTTTGATTTAGAGGGCTTAATTGTTCTTGCAGGTCGCCCTAGCATGGGTAAAACGCTATTTGCTCAGACAATTCTTGATAATGTTGGCGGTTTAGCACAAAAAGACTGTATGTTTTTCTCAATGGAAATGAGTGAGAAACAGGTTTATGAAAGATTCGTATCAAAGGCTTCAGGTGTTTGCCCTAAGAAAATCAGAAGCGGTAAAGGTTTAAATAATGAAGATTGGGGTAGGCTCACTACAGGCGTTTCTGCTGTAAATAATAGTAAGATTTACGTTGATACTGATGCAAGGTTATCAGTTGGGCAAATTAGAGCGAGAGTCAGAAGGCAGGTATCTAAAAAAGGATATTTAAGTTTGATTGTTATTGATTACCTTGGGCTAATGTCAAAACCTAAAGCAGACAGAAATGATATTGCTATTGGCGAGATAACAAGCTCACTAAAAAGCTTAGCTAAAGAAATTAAAACACCAATACTCTTACTTGTGCAAGGTAGTCGTAGTATGGATAAAGGCGGCAGACCTGTAATGAGTGACCTAAAAGACTCAAGTTCAATTGAAGCTGATGCAGATGTGGTTTTATTTGTCCATCGTCAAGAGGTTTTAGATCCCGATACTGAGTTAAAAGGGGTGACAGAATTGATTATCGCTAAAGATCGACACAACGATGGTAACGGAACTATATACCTATCTAAAATGAATGGCGGCTTTGGTGAGTTAAGCATTCAAGAAGTTGCAGAAATGACGCAACGAGAAGAAGCTAAGAAGATGCCACAGCAACGCGGCTACGCAAGGAAATAATATGTATAACGACAACAGAATGGAAATAGAAAAGCAGTTTAAAAATGACATGGGCTTCACCATTGCTGAAGCCGAAATTAAATTGAGAGGTATAAAAAGAAATAGCGATGAATTGTACGGGCTGAGATGTTCACTTAATGGTTTTTGCTCAACTACAAATGTAAAAATAAATCTAACAGGTGATGACAGATTAATCGTACAAGCAAGGATAGACGAATTAGAGCAGTAACCGTGTCTAAGTGATACCTATGAAAAAAATAAATGTAAATAACAAAGGGATTATAAAATGATATTCAAATACTACACAGCTGAGTTAATTATGTTGAACGGCGAAAAACTAGAAGTACCGTCAATTACTATACAAACATGGTTCTTTCGTAATCCAATAAATGCAGTTGATATGATGAAAAATCAACTTGAGGCATGGGGCATTACTAATCATAGAATAATTAACTTGCGCAGAATCAAATAACACTAACTATTTAAAGAGGGTAAGCAATGAATCAAAAACACTTGGTAAGCAATCTTCTAGATTGTATTGAAAATGAAATGTATACATTGGAAGGATCTAACGATGCTCAAAGGCAAGATGTGCATATGCGAAAAGAGGCTAAAAAAGCACTTAGAGAATTATTGCCAACAGTACAATCCGTAATATTAAAGCACTTTAATAACGGGCAATTTAACACCTAATAAACATATAAAGGAAAACAATGAAACACTACGCAAAACAGATTAAAGAAAACGAAACTAAACTAGCGGCGGCGATGGAAGTAGGCGAGGATGAACAAGCCAAGACTTCAAGCTGCCATTGATGATTATAAGCAAATGCAAAAACAGGTTAAATAAACATGATATACTAACTACGCAAACAGGATTACCCGACAAACCAAAAAGCTATCATCGCGATAGCTTTTTTATTGGGTGAAATATAGCTAGAATTTTCTGTGAATTTTTCGCAACACGTTGAGCTCACTTTAAACTATTGATTTAACTTATAATTTTACTGTGAAAATACGCTAGAATTTCTGTGTGAAAATTTGGCAATAAAAAAGACCGCTATAACTGCGGCCTTTTTAATTTAATATTCAAGTATGTTACATATAATCTATAACAAGTAATCAACCATTGTTAGCATCCTCTCTAAGTCCTGCAATTATAGCATCTAAGCAATTAAAGCAATCTACACCTCTAGTAAGCCCTTTTATTCTTCTGTTAGCAAACTCTATAGTATCAGCTTTAACTTTATTATGTAAAGCTACACAGTCAGGACAGTCCATTGAGTCAAATATATTGCCAACCATTCCATGACCATCACACATTTGGCAAACACGCTTACGATAACCATCAACCTCATTAGTTAACGCTTTGTTTTCAGCATGTAGCATTTTATTTTCCGCTATAGTATCAAGCGCCTTTTTCTGGAATGAATTAGATGACTCTACCCATTTTATTAATTGAATTTCATCGTCTTTCATTATTCGCCCCTTGCTTTAGATTTCTGTGTAATTCCAAATGATGCTTTCTGCATAACCATCTAACATCAATTGGCTTGTCGTAATCATCGTGATGCGCGTCTACTTTCTTACATCCGCAAACCTCGCAATCACCCCTTATCAATCTACCACTTTTAATTTCCGCCCTTGCCTTTCTTCTTGCTTTTTCCTTATAAAGATTTATAGGGTCTTTCATTCTTTCGTAAAAGCCAGCCAAAGCCCTTTTCTTTACCTCTGGTCTTTTTGAGTACTCGATCTGGTAATTTACATGGTACTCTCTACCCATTGCTACCCCACTAACAGGAAGTCCTTTGCTCTTCCTTTTGTTCCTGTTACTAATCCCCTCGGTCTTTCTGCATGGTTTGCATATGTAGTTCCTTTTCTTTATGGCTGATTCGCTTGGGTTGTATATATCGCCGCAAACCCTGCAAGTGTGACTCATATATCACCACGGGCCTTGGCCAGTAAATTATCAATATAACTTGCTTGGTGGTTATCTCTAAATACTGCGCTTTTTGATAGTGATAGTAGAGCTAGATACATATCAGGAGCAGCAGCTATTAAATGTGCGTTGGCTTTGTTGTTGCCGTAATAATCTAAGTCACAAACTCGACTACTTTTAGTGGTATCCATTAGCGAGGATACACTGTAAGACCCTCTACTCATCCCGACTTGCCACTTACCTTTAGTAAATTCAGTCATTAGTGATTGCCTTGTAAGTCATATTGGTCAAAGTAAGTCGCACTATCAACATCAGCAGCTAATATAGCATCCTCTTTATCATTCATATGAGTACGAACCTCTGCTGCATACTTACCATGTGAGCTGGACATATGCGTATTACGTTTAGTATTCGCGCCAGCATTAATTATTTTTAAGCAATTACTTAATGTATCGTTATTGTTTAAGTGGCATTCTTTTGATTCGTTCATTATGATTTAACCTCTAGTAATTGAATGTTAGTACAGTGAATAGGGTTGAAGGTGTGGTTATCAAACTGAAACTTACCGATAAATTCGTTATATCTCATTGCTACGTTATTCATGCCGGATGAACCATTGTGATAATCAAACTGATAAGCCTTACCATCTATTAGCTCTATAGGTGGGGTTAGTGGTTTAAATTTAAGGTGTGTATTTGATTGTGAATATTCAGTACCACCATGAACCCAAACAGTATTACTTATACCAACGAATGATATTACACCTTTGTAATACTCATCATTATAGGCGTCATCCCTAATCAAGCACTCCATACCTACTATCGGCATTACTCCGTTAACAGACATTATTTGCGTGTATATGGGTGTAACTGGCTTAATCCATTCCGCTTTACTCATTTCCTCTACGCATTGATTGAATTTTTCAACGGTGAAAGATGTTACTGAATTACCTTTTTGGTAGTCAGCATCGTTACTATAAAACCCATAGCCATTTGCACCTGAAACGTAATACATTACAAGTGAGTTACTGTAAGGCCAAACAGATTCGAGCTTATTTATCGCGTCTACTAATTTACTCATTATCCTTCTCCCTTAGTGAAATCAATATTCACATTTAAAAATATACAAACCGATTTAAGGTCATTGTATCGACATGTACCATCATCCTTTAGTATACGTCTAACTATGTAAGTACTAACGCCACAGCCATCACTTAGCTCGACTGCTCCGACAATACCTTTATCAACCATTGCTTTTTTCAATACGTTTGCAAACTTCATTTTATGCCTCTTATTTATAGTGGTGTGTTACTTGATGCAGTAATATTATAACTAAATGGCAAGGATTGCAAATTAAAGCTTGCAATAGTTATTTATTAGTCTAGTATTAACCACTCAAGAGGAATGATGATTTAAAACAACTGGAGGAATTGATTATGTAACGCAAGGGTAACGCCCTAGAGATTCACAACCTCCCACCCGCTTAATTGCGGGTTTCTGGGTAGTAGAGTATGTATATTTGAGTGCATTGTTCGCTGCTTAATATCCTATACGGTGCACTAAATATGGTTCGGTGCACTCAACTATACAAATTAATAACAAGTGAGAGTTAATATGACTGACTTTGAGCAACAAGCTAAACGAGCAGGGCAAATACATCTTAATGCAAAGATTGACGCACTAGCTGAAATGCTAATTGAAATTGAAGATGAAGATTACAGTACGGTTCACCAGGTAAAGGGCGCGATAAGAAGCCGCATTGAATTACTAACAAGTATTAAGGAAACTGAAGATGAATAATTACCATGATCAATCAGAAAGTTGCCCGGCTGAATGCCCTGAGTGTTTTTCATCAATGACTGAAGAAGAAGAAAAAGGCTGCAAGTTTAATATTTGTGATAATGATAAATGTAAATATACAGTAGAGATAGGTGAGTAATATGAGTAATCAACTAGTAACAATTGAAAGTAATATAATGGGTGTTATCGAACAGGCCGGTAAACTGGCTAGTATTCATGATTCAATCGCAATAGACGCAGAGCAAAACTATGCCATACAGATTTTATATAAAAATAAAATGGCTATTGAGACAGCGCAAAAAAACCCGGTTAGCGTACAGAATGCGATATTAAACCTATCAAGCATCGGCATTAGTTTAAACCCTGCGCTTAAACACGCCTATTTAGTGCCTAGAGACGGGGCAATCTGTTTAGATATATCCTACATGGGGTTGATGCACTTAGCGCAAGAGATTGGCTCTATCGAATGGGGGCAAGCAAAGATAGTTTATGCAAATGACACCTATGAAAGCCAAGGCTTAAACATGCAGCCGATACATAAATTTAACGCATTCTCTAAAGATAGGGGTGAAAAGGTTGGTGTATATTGTTCAGTAAAATTACCAAGCGGTGATTACTTAACAGAAGAAATGGATGCAGAAGAAATTGCAGGTGTTCGCAAGACCTCAAAAAGTCAACATTCAGCATATAGTCCTTGGAATACTTTTGAAAAAGAAATGTGGCGAAAGTCAGTAGTAAAGCGAGCGTCAAAATATTGGCCTAAGTCTAACGCTAACTCAACAGCTAATAGGCTTGATACTGCTATACATGTAATCAACGAGCATGAAGGTCTTGAAGGTGAAAGAGATATACAGCTTAAAAAGCTTATTGAGCTTTATGAAAGCAACTCTGAGCCACTAGTTTTATGGGGATATATGGAACAATTCAGAGGTGATGATCAATTGTCTCAATGGATGTACTCAAATTTCCCTAAAGGACACAAGGGTAAGATTGCCGCATTGTTAAAACAAGGTCGAGAACAGTTTTTTGCCTATAAAGCAATATTTGAAGATGGCGAAATAACAGCTATGGATGAGGCTAGGGCTGAACTGTCAGAAATGGAAATGAGAATAATCAATAAATCAATTAAAGAAAGAGCTGAATTATGCTGACCGGTAACGCATTCCTAAACATGTTAAAAAAGCCAGAGCTTAAGATTGAATACGCTAAGCCGGTAGAGGAAAAAAGATTGGCAAAGCCGTTTAAGCGAACCATTGCCAGTGTATTAAATGCAGTTGAAAACAACCAAGGAGTAAACAGGAAAAAGATAATAGATATAACTGAGTATAGCGACCACTGTGTAGATAGGTGCCTTGATTGGCTGGTCCATACAGGAGAAATAACGCGGTCCTTTGTTAGAATGTCAGGACCATATAAAGTTTATAGTTATAAATAACAGTTAACGCGGATCTTCACGGATGAGGCCGCAACCAATAAGAGGTGAGTGATGAATGATAAACCTTGCAATAAAATTAGCTTCAGCACAAGAAAGGAGGCAGCGACTTATATTAAAATAATGAAAACAGGTAGGTTTAAATCAACAGTTAAAAAAACTAAACCGTACCTTTGTAAGTGTGAATCGTGGCACTTAACGTCATTCAAGGTACTGAAGCACCATAAATTAAAATAAACAAATAAGGATATAACCATGAAACTCATCAAGGCAACTAAATCACCATTAAGATGCAGAGGCTTTGATGGGGTGCATCATCCAATGTACACAGGCTTTGAATACACAAAGTTGCGGGGCCATAAGTTTTTATGTAAGTCGTGCCGTGATATTATAATTAATCAATCGAGTAAGAGGGTAAGATGATTACAAGACATTATTTCGTATCAACAAAATGTAACACAGGTGATGGTAACGGAAGCTATTCTTATACGTACGCCACTGGAGATTATAAATCATGGCTTCCTGACCCTGTAAAGGTTTTTAAATCAATGATTGAAAATGCAAAAGAGGGCTATGTTAAAAGAGGTCTGAATGCTGACAGTATAGAAATACTCGCATTCAATCAAGTTTAATGCCACTAACAACTAAGGACGGTAAGCATGAATAAATTATTATTAGCTTTATTGTTTACATCACTAGCTTCAGCGGCACACTCTCAAATCCCGAGTAACTACGGGGGTGAGAAGCAACCATTTAAGGCTATGGTATTATCTAAGTTCACCACTGTGCAAATCACACTGGTAACACTTGGAGCAAGCCCGGTTAGTTATGATATTTATGTAGACGATAAGAAATCATTTACAACTGACCTTATCCCAAGCGGCACACGTATAAATCTAGCCGTCATGGTAGAAATGAATAAAAGGGAAACGCCAGAGGTACACAAGATTTGTAGTGTATCAACTGGCGGCAATGCTAAAACAAAGATGTGCACTACTGCGCGTCTATATTGGATGTAGGAGGTGGTTTATGATTAAGGTTATATTACTACTGCTGTTATCAATCGGTGCAGCACATGCTGACACTGTTAGGACTTCAGACGGTTCAAGTTGTTCTTTTGATTCTGATGACAGCGCATATGAAGTTAGCTTATACGCTAGGTCAAACAATAGAGACACCAGGCAAAACAACTTTCAGAATTTTCACAATAACTACAACGACAACGGGGAGCAAATAGGCATAGAGTTTACGTACAAATTCGGTGGGCCAAAGCGGTTAAATTGCGATGCTTTGTACCAAATCGAGTTAAGAACTAAGACAGCTCAGTTAAGATTACTAGAACAAAAAATTAAAACGCTTGAAAAAGCCCAACTTATAAAATGGAATAAATAAAAATGACTAAATTACTATTAGCAGCAACTTTACTAGCAACTTCTTTAACAGCAACCGCAGCGGTAACGCCATTCACTGACAACAAGCAAGACGACATGCAGCTTAATATCGAAATCCTCGACGTATGTGGTGTGATTGTGGTGGATGATGTAGCGGAGTTATCCTTCAGCGATGATAGCAACAACAGCATGAAGTTTACCGTAATGCACAATAACTATCATAATGTAAGCATCGCCTTTGATGTAACCATTCCAGGCATTGGGGTAACGCCTCGAGCTATTGCTGAGATTGACCAGATGGTAATGTTTAAGTTTGATAACAATCACGGTAGCGCTGGTACTCCAACAGTATGGACGCCACTTTCAGATTTAGCTGGCGATTATGTAGTTGGTAATGGTCATAGACAATATGAACGCTCACCTGAGATTTTCTTCCAGTTTGATGATGCTGTAACTGAAGATATGATTAAAGCAGGAAACTACACTGTTGATGTTGAAGTAACTGTTAGTTGTGACTAATTGTAACTAGGCAGAATTAGCCGTCCGAATTATTGGGCGGCTATCCAATTAAAGGGATGCTATGAAGATATTCACACACATATATAAAATTGAAATATTTAATAATGGTAAGTTTTGCTGGCGCAACCACGGATGGATTGAAAAGGGTATCAATGACTATCGCAAAGAAAAGGTGATAGACTTTGCATTTATAATAATTTTATCTGCTGCGTTTTTAATTAAGTAATGCGTAAACTAACAACGGTCAATGGTAAGTTGCCATTGATCATAACTAACTTAGATAAGTTAAGGGTAAAGAAAATGGAATTAAAATTAATCACGTTTTCAACCAACCTATGCACAATGGGTAAGTGGTACGCTGATGGTGAATTAGTATGTAGCACCTTTGAATTGCCAGACCGTAAAAATGCGCCAAACGTAAGTTGTATTCCTGCCGGTGAATATCCGCTTAAAATGATTGTTTCACCTAAGTACGGGCCGTGTTATAAAGTTCATAAAGTACCAGGTAGAACTAACATTTTAATTCACAAAGGAAACACTGTTGATGATACTCTTGGCTGTATAATGCCATGTGGTAGTTATGGTTTGTTAGATGTTAAGCGTAAAGGTAAAACCGATAAGGAAATATTTGTCGAGAAGCTCTTTGCAGGGTTATCGAGTCGAATTGCTTATATTAGGCTTATGGCTGTACTAGGCGGTGAAAATCACACATTAACAATAGAGAGGCATTAATTATGATTATTAACGCGATAAGCACAGTATGGGACACGGTAGGTTATACGGTGGTATTTATTATCGTTGCTAATCTATTATTTTTCGCAAAAGAATGGGTGAGGGGTAATTTATGAGTTGGTCTAAAATAGCAAGCTTCTTCACGGGCGGCGTTGTTAAGTCTATTGAAAATATTGCACTTGAATTCATCGACACAGACAAGGAAAGCGCAGAGGCTAAAGCTTTAATGGTAAGGACGTTAGACCCTAATGGTAAGATGAGGCGTGATCAATCTAAAAACGTAGGAGGGATGTATAAATTCTATTTGATATCTACAGCCTTGATGATTCTTATTGAGCTTGTTTACTGTATGTACATGGGTGAAACCTTAACTAAAGATAATTATGTTTTAGTGGCACTAAGCAACGCTACGGATAAAATGACAGAATTATTCTTTCCAATAACGACTTTGTATGGCGTGATCCTTACAGCTAGCTTTGGTGTTAACTATGCCAATACTAAGCAAAACAAATAAATCGTGATACAATAGGGTTTTAATTATTATGGATATATTATGGTTTCAGCTACTAAGCGCAAACGCACAAGATCTATTGCCACAACTAATGACAAGCCAACTACAGACATTAAGCCTGTTAAGCCAAAGCGCAGAAAGCCACGCAACAATAAATAGCATAATTTTTATAGCGTATATATTCGTATCATTATTAATTAAAAGGTCATCAGCATTGGTGGCCTTTTTTGTTAGTTGGATGATATTCGAATTAAGCTTTTTCGAGCCATTGAGCGAGGCTAGCTTATACCTATTAACCTTCTCTATTTATTCTTACGTGATAACTTGTAATGCTCTGACATTAAAATCTAGATTAGCTTGTGGTATACTCGTAATCCTATCTATTACATTAGCTTACGATGCTTACTTTTATGGGATTGGCGGGGTATATGGAGAAGCTGAAACAGTTGTTTACAACAATATCGAACACCTTGCTTTATGCGCTCATAGTCTCTTTATCGGTTCATTTATACCTTTCGCAAGAATACGAAACAATATACTCAGCTTTATTGATTCTATTAGCCATGTCACGCGCAATAGTGCTTACATTGTCATTTGCTGATATAATAAGGGATAAGATACGGCAACCGATGAATGATGATGAGCGAAGAAAGAATATCAAAGCTAGAAGGGGCAATGACTAAGCTAGCTGATGTTATGAGCGAATTTATCGCCGTTGAATCTGCTAGGAAGGAGAGAGAGAAGCACCAAGGCTCCTTAAATGAAAAGGTAATCACATTCATTGATAACTATAACGAGAATGACAAGCCAGTGGTAAACGTGGCAAGAGGCTATCAGAAATGGATGAGCTTTTTTGTCGGTAAAGTTATATTACCATCAGTTATCGTAGCTATATTATTAAGTGCCGGTTATCAATTCTTTGGCAAGGTAGCAACAAGCCAAGAAACATCAAAGACGACTAGCAAGCTAGATAATTAATCAACAAAGCGTATTACATCAACCAATCGAATAACCATTTAAGGACTCGATATCATGTCAAAATTAAACAAGGTCTTTTTTATTTATCCTTTGTTATCAGATAAGGGCTAGATAAGGGCTATGGCTAAATCAACAACAACACTTAAGAAAGGTGACAACCTACCGGCAAGGGGTAGATCCAATAGGACATTAATACTTGAGGTTCTTAGGGAGAAAGGCCATCTAAGCCTTACCAAGAAATCAACAAAGGAGGATGCTGAAAAAGCATTTTTTGATAATGTTGCCACTACTGCGTTTAACCTTGAAGATCAAAACAGAAGCATGTGCTTAAAGTTACTCGCCGATAAAGGCTGGGCTAGTGTTAAGCCATCTAGCGAGATGATAAACTTCGACTTTGATATTGATGCACCACCTCACATACAGGCGGCACAGGTAATGAAAGCAGCCGCAGAGGGTAGAGTCCCGCCCGATATAGCAAACACATTTGTACAGTCAATTAAAGCAATGATTGATATTGAAGAATTTACCAATTTAAAAAAACGCCTTGAAGATATTGAAAAGTCATTAGGCTTAAACCTTGAGTAGTGCCATATCTAGGCGACTAGCAAAGGCTGAGTTATTAGCTAAAGCAGCAAGCGGAACATTAGAGCCTACTGTCTACGGTGTTATAGATAGAGTTGATAAGATAGATGGCAAGCTAGTACCTAACATAATACGCAGATGGATTGGTACAATTGGCGATATGAGTAAGACCGACAAAGAGCCAACTGTTTTACTTGTGCCAAAGTTGGAGCCGTTCATATTAGAACACTGCAAATATAAATTGTTATTTGGTGGTCGCGGTGGAATGAAAACGCGCTTTGCTCAAAATATATTTGTAGCTGACGTTCATTCTACCGCCACTAAAAACTATGTTCTACGTGAAAGAATGACCGCATTAAGGGAAAGTATTTATTCGGGCATCGAGAATACAATTAAAGATTCTGGACTTGGTGGGTTCTTATCAGTACCGAGTAAATGGGAAATAAGAAACGGTAACGGTGGCAAGTTAGTATTTGGTGGCATGAAAAACATTCTTGATATGAAAGGCGCAGCAGCATTTAAGCGCTTTCTAATGGAAGAGGCAGAAAAGACCAAACAAGAAACAATTGATACTTTAGGGCCCACGTTGCGTGATATGCCCGGCACTGAGTTATGGTACTTATGGAATACAGGTTCAAGCCAAGACCCAATGAGTCAAGAATTTATCACTCCATACCAAGCTGAATTAGATAAGACCGGGTACTATAAAGATAAGTATCACATGATAGTCAAACTTACTTATAAAGATAACCCTTGGTTTATGTGGGATGAGTCATTACAAGGTGAGCTAGAAAAAGATGAGCAAAAAGTTGAGAGAGGAATTATGAGTCAATCAAGATTTGATGGTATATGGCATGGCAAGTTTAACGATGACGTTTCAAGCTCTGTAATTAAAGAAGATCACTTCTTAGCGTGTATTGATGCTCATATTAAATTAGGCATTGAACCAAGAGGCTTAAGAAACGCAGCTTGTGACCCAAGTGACACAGGTTTAGATCCATGTGGTTATGCTGCAAGAGAAGGTATTGTATTCTTAGACATAGATGAGATACAAGCAGAGAATGGCAACCGTAAAATGGATGAAGCATGTAAGCGAGCTATATTGTTCGGTGTGGATTCATTCGGTTATGATGCTGATGGACTAGGCGCAACACTAAGAGATAACGTTGATGCTGCATTTAATGGTAAGGGTGCACAGATTTATGCTTACAAAGGATCGACTGAAATACACGATCCATTAGATGAGTTTAAGAGCGAAACAGCCTGCTTAACCAATAGGCAGGATAACCTCAAAAACAAAGATGTACTATTCAACAAGAAAGCACAGAATACTTTAGGGTTTGCCGAGCGAGTTTATAGGACATGGGAGGCTGTTACTCTGGGCATTTACCACGACCCTGATACGCTTATATCATTCGCAACGTATAACAAGGAAACTGGCGTAGGTATCAAGCCCGAAATGCTAGAAAAACTTAAGTCAGAAGCATGTAAAACCCCTATTAAGCCGGGCAATACAGTTAGGTTTTACACTAAAGAAGAGTTGCGTAAAGGAATCATGCTACCAGGCGGCGCTAGACTTAAAATTCCTAGCCCTAATCTATTTGATGCTTGTGTGGTATCATTAGATAAAGATAGCATAGTATCGGTTGGCCCTGTTTGGGCTGATACATCATCATACCAACCAGCGGGAATAGTTTAAAATGGCAAACATATCAGAAGATAAACTCTTAAGTGTCGTTAACTCGAAGCAGGTTGATGCAGAAACCAACCGAAACAGAATCCAAAGAGATAATGAGTTTTTAGAAAGGCGGTATAACGCTGAGTATTACGGTACAGAAGTACCGGGCCGTTCTCGATTTGTATCTAATGATGTTAAAGATGCTGTTGAATCTGCTCATGACTCATTAGTCAGAATGTTTTTGGGTGCCGGTTCTATAATTAAATTCACAGCAAACAATCCTGAAGATAAAGCACAGCAAACAGAAGCAGAAGAAAAAACAGCGTTTATTGATTGGCTGGTAAGAGGTCAAACTAACTCATATAAAACACAATCATCATTCTTAACTGAGGTGTTAAAGTTTAGAGCTGGTGTGCAAAAATACTTTTATGAAGAAACCGAGTCAACTGAAGATCATGCTTGGGAAGGTTTAACCGTTATAGAGGTCGCAGAGCAATTAATTGCCATGGGCTTTTCAATAGAACTTACAGAGGGTGCTGAATTTTCTGAATTAGTTTCATCTGCTAAAACCAAAGAAGGTAAGATTGTTTCTCACAATGAGAATGATGATGGCACCTTTGATATTAAAATCAGAGTTAAAACCACACGGCAAGAAATTAAACTAATCACAGTCCCCACTGGTTCGTTCTTACTATCGACAGGTGCAACTGATTTAGATGATGCTGAGCTAGTTGGTGATGAGTCATTTAAAACTAGGGGTGAGCTGTTATCAGAAGGGCATAGCCGCGAATTAGTTGAGAAACTACCGTCTGCATCAATCAATGGCGAGATTGCAAGAACAATAACATCAGATGTTTTAGGTAATATCGCACAGTCAGACTTTAGCGAGTGGGCTAGCCAATTAGTTCCTATTGCTGACTTGTATGTAAAGGTTGATTATAACAACGATGGCATTGCAGAGCGCCGACACATTCAGAAATCTAACGATCATATATTATTTAACGAACCGTTTGACCATGTACCTTACGCAACAGCATCAGCCTTGATAGTCCCTAACGCTGTCATTGGTGAAGGTTGGGGCGAGCAGGTAGTAGATATACAAGAAGTTAACACAGCTATTACTCGCGGTACCTTAGATAACATCTATGCTGTAAACAATACTAAGAAGGTTGTCAGAGTTGGCAAAAATGGCGTTAACCTTGACGAAGTATTATCCCCAGGTATCGGCGGTGTTATCCAAGCAACCGGTGATGGGCCGTTACTTGATAAGGTTGTGCCATTGGTTACAGAGTTTATTGGTGATAAAGCATTACTGATTAAACAACATATGGATCAAATGAAATCGTTGCGTGTTGGCGGTCAATTAGCCTCGCAAGGTTTAGACGGTAATAAATTAGCTGAAGAGTCGGCGACCCGCTTTACCGGCATAGAGAAAACCGACCAAGCCAAAGTTGAGAAGATAGCCCGTAACGTTGTCGAGATGGGTTACCGTAAAATTTATGAAGGTGTTGCATGGTTAGCTGCTCACTTCCAAATGGATGAGGTTGAGTTTAATGTATTAGGTAAGACACTAACCGCTAATCCTGCTAACTGGAAACATGACAGTAATGTAGCTACAGAGGTCGGCCTTGGCTCTGGTGACAATGAAAAGGTTGTCGAGAATATGTCGGGCATGTGGCAAATTCATCAAGCTAACAAGGCGGCAGGCTCACCATTAACCGATGAAAAGAAAGGCTATAACATCCTTAATAAGATGTATAAAGCTTTAGATATTAAAGACACATCACTTTATATTAATGACCCTGAAGAGCCAAGCGAACAATTACGCGTTGATAACGAGCAATTAAACTCTATGGTGCTTCAAATGCAACAAGCTATGGAAGCACAAGCCGAACAGATTAAGCAGCTACAGGCGCTATCTGAGGTTGAAACAATCAAAGTACAAGCTAAAGCCGAATCTGATAACAAGAAAGCCGCGCTTGATATTGCAGAGTTACAGGAAAATCAACGTCAATTTAATATCACGACAGCACAGAAGGGAAACAAACAAACAGAAGATACCGCCGTTAAACTAACTGAACTAGAAGTTAAAAGCGGTGTGGATATACCAGGTAGTGCAGTTTAATCTTATTTTAAATAGGAGGTGATTCATCTACACGCAAAACCCTCTAGAATGAGGGTTTTTTATTGGTTACCATTCATTAAACTTTCTAATAATATTACATGGTAGGGATAAGGGTGATATTAGTAACATTTTAAAACAATGCTTAACACCTAGGTATGGATCAAACACCAACCATTTTAAGCACCAAAAGAGCATAATCACATAACTAATAAATACATATTCAATCATTCCTCATCACTCCCAATAATTACTTTACCTATAATTTTATAATCACGGCGCTGATATGGCATCCAATCAGTAGTCCTAGTTATCCCTGTCATAACGTCTGAACTCATGGAGCTAATCTCCAAAAGAGAATCGTACAACCTCCTATTTAAATCAAAACTGTACCATTCTAGGGAGTGCTTATTGTTATTCTCAACAATTAACAACCCGTTATTGTAAAACTTAACCTTTGGCTTTTTATCTCTATTGACTTTTTCGGCCCACTTACCAACCGCGTTAAAAATTCCTATATTCATAACCCTAACCCTATCCTTACAGCCTTACACACAAGGCTGAGCCTAATTGAATAAACAGGAGTCTTACAGCTACCCCTGCTACCACGTTTCACCCTAATTACTGGCTTTTGTATGAATGCCACTAATGGAAGTGCTGCCATATTCATTAGCCTTTACCCCACCAAAGAGCAGCATTAGCAATACTCATTTGTGTAATTATAAGATTAACCCCGGTGTTGATAGCGTCCTGTTTAGCTTTATGTTTCGCCATAGATTGATAATGCTTTAGCCTCTGTTCGCGGTTCTCAGCTTCGAGCTTCAGTATGTATTCAGCCATTCCTGATTGAGTCATTCTATTTCCCCATTGTTAAACATTGTCACAACCTTGTTAGCTTGCTCGTTGACTAACCGGTAAAAGAATGATTTCTTATTCCTGATATCAATACCCTTTGCAATATCCTTCTTAGCTGCTGCTAGTAAGGTATCTTCAAGCAATTCGAGTATAGCCTCATCATCTTCAAGTAAAGCTTTAGTTACCTTATACTTAAAGCTATCACCCTCTAAGCGGCTAACCTTCTTTGTTAGGTTATCATTTAGTAATCTCAAAGCGTCAATAGTATCATTGGCGCAAGATAGGTCAGATGTTAAGGTTTTAATAAGCAACTTACCTTTACTGAAAAACATTTAATACTCCTCGTAAACGTCAACATCAATACCGAAAGCTAATGCAATCTTGTTTATAGCTTCGATTGCTAGTTGCTCGCTACCTAACTCTTCTATAAGTTTGTCGATATTCATAGCACCACCACCTTAACTACTGGCATTGTCCACATCATCACAGCTATCACCGCTATAGCAATCACTGAAACTATCAGCATTCTGCGAGTTGTCTTCTCATACTCTGCTATCTTTACGCGTTGTTCTTCTGCTTTTTGTTGGTTATTCATAGTCCGTGACCCTCTTCAAATTGTGATAGGTCGATACATGCAAGCCTTGTTGTTTTGTTCGACTCATTATCGGCGACCTCTCTGGTTGCGTGTATTGGTGATTCACAGTACCTACTAGCGTAAATATTAATAAACCCACTAAGCTTTTTAGGTGCCATGAAAAGGTCGCCACCACACTCATTGGTGCCCTTGTGATAATTACCAGCAACAAACCATTGTTCAACATGGTCGTTATCAACATCATACCCGTAAAGTATAGGGTCGTTAGTATGATTGAATACATGGAATTGCGTAACCTCGCGCCCGTCTCTAGTCACAACCTTGTCACCCGCTAATGCTTTTTCTAAATCGAATTTATCCATTATTCTTATCCTTTTGATTTAATCGCCATTGTTTAACCCTACACGCTGAGCTGCATACTTTTGCATCTTCGCGCACAGGTTGATCTTTCTTCTTGCATACAGGGCAGTCTATTAATTTAGTCAAAATTTAAGCTATCCCAATAGTCAGGTCTACCACAATCAATCACATCAAAATCTTCAGTTAAATCTTTGATTGCCCCGTATGCACTCTTAGCTTTTACCATGGCGAATTCAGCGTGACCTATTTGTGACAACTTTCTTTTTTTATACGAATGCAAAGCCTCTTTCTTTGTTGGGTAACAGAAGCGCCTCATACTATCTTTTGATACCCTTCTTGTTTTGGGTATCCTGTCAGGGTTTCTTTTTTGTATCAACATAGACCAATGATCAATCACCATATAAAAACAAGGAGTCTCGCGCACAGGATAAAGCCTTCTAACTCTAACCTCTATCCCATCCTCGCTAATGTAATCATCGTAACGGTAATGAATGGGCAGGTCATTTAATTTTTCCTCATCATTCACCAACCTTAGCCCATCAGTAATTTTGTCTCGCATATTTTATCTCCATTGATTAATTGCCTCAAGTGTAACGCATATCCGTTTCAAGTCAACACTATTTGTTAATTAAATTGCAATGCTGTATAATTGGTTTTGCGGTGTGAAGACCGTTTAAAAAGACAGCTGGATAGGGTATTTAGACATGTGATCTTTGGTGGGTTTAGTTACACATCAACTGTCGCCCCTCTTCAACAGAGGTTACATGATCTAAGTACCCTTTTTTGTATCTAGTATAAGTTAGGCCATAACCGAATTTAAACTATATACAAAGCACATGTAGAACCTAGGAATGATGACAGGTAGTATAATCGACTACCCGCATGTGCAACCCTTTCAAAGCATCTTCACACAGCCGAATTTTCTCGGTTATCGTAAAAAACCTTAATCAAGCTAACGATTATAATTAGCAAATATCGAATACTTAGTATTAATCGACTTTTAGACACGAGAATAAACAGCATTTTCTGCATGGTATATGGCTTGGGCAGCCAACAAGGATTGTGAATAGCTAGCTGATACTGATTTAATACTACTTGATATAAACTAAGCACACTTACTCATCCATGCAGTAACGTGTCTAATGATACTTATTGCCAATAATTAGCATATTTGACCAACCAACTATTAAAGAGTAAAATAAACTCACACCATATTTGAATAACCTTTAGGACTCAAATGAGAAACGAAACAGAACTAGCGGCTGATATTACTAACGCTAAACAAGCTGAAGCAATAGTAAATCACCCGTTATTCATCGCATCAATTAAATCGTTAAGAGCAGTAACGATTGATAAGTTTGAAAACCTGGGGTTTGAAGATACAACGCAAATGCGAGAATGCAACATTAGGCTGAACTTAATAGAAGAACTTGAGATTAACCTATCAACAATTATCAGTAGTGGTAATGCAGCATTCAAAACATTAGAAGAGATTCAAACATTCAACCAGGAAATGCAAAATGAGCGATGAGCAAGTACAAACATTCGAAGAAACTGTAAACGCATTCTATCCTACCGATGAAGCGGAGCCTCTCGAAGTGCCAACCGAAGAAGTCGTCAAGGATGAATTACCAGAAGAAACTAAAGAAGAGTCAACAGATGTTGTTGATGAATCTGATGAGGAAACTGAAGAGGAGGCTGCTAGCGATGATGAAGCCGATGATACTGAGGACGTTCAAACTGTCGATATAGATGGGACTGAGCACAACCTAACTGATATCACCGAGTGGAAAGAAGCGCATGATAACGTAAAGTTAATGCAAGCTGACTGCACGAAGAAATGGCAAGAGGCAAGCGACCTTAAAAAGTCTGCTGAATCTCAAGCTGAAAAAGCTCAAGATTTAACTTTAGAATTAGAGGCTTTGATTGCTGAAGATGAAGAAGTTAATATGGAAGAGCTTAAGGAGTATGACGAGGTTGAGTATTATCAGCGAAAGGAAAAGCTTGATAAACGTAAGGCAAAGGTGGAAGAGCTTAAGGCTAAAAAACCTAGTGCTAAAGACTTACTAACTCAAGATGAATTGACTGCGGAGAGTAATGATTTTTATGCTTACGATCCAAAGTGGAAAGAGGGCGATAAGCTTACCAAAGCATTTAATGATGATATGAAAGCTGCTGGCGAATACCTAAACGAAATGGGTTATTCAAAGGAAGACATTGATAACATCGTTTATTCGCACCAATGGAAAACAATCATAGATGCTTCTAAGTACAACAAGCAAAGTAAAAAGACTACAGAAATAAAAAAGAAAGTACGCAAAACGCCAAAGGCAACTAAGCCAGCGGCACAGGAAACTAACTTAACGGCAGAAGAAATCTTCTACCCTAAATAACGAGAGGCAGTCACAATGGCTACTATTGGAAATGATGTAATCACGCTTACAGATTGGGCAAAGCGTAACGATCCAAAGGGTAAAACCCCGATGATCGTAGAAATTTTATCTCAATCAAACATGGCACTGGAAGATATGCCATTCAAAGAGGGTAACTTACCTACCGGTGAACAGGTTACAATTCGAACAGGTTTACCTGATTCTTATTACCGCCAGATTAACCAGGGTGTACCTAAATCAAAATCAACTACAGCGCAAGTTGTAGAAAATGCCGCGATGTTAGAAGCACGCTCGGAAATTGATGTTAAGGTTGCTAAGTTAAATGGTAATCTTGGTTCATTCCGTTTAAGTGAGTCTAAACCATTCGTTGAATCAATGGCACAAACTCAAGCTACTACCTTAATTTACGGTACAGCTTCAAACCCTGAAGAGTACGTGGGTTTCTTCCCTCGTTACAATGATACTTCAGCAACTAACGGCGAGAATATTTTACTTGCCGGTGGTGCCGGTTCAGACAATACATCAATCTTATTGGTTGGTTGGGGTTCTGATACTGTATTCGGTGTTTATCCTAAAGGCTCTAAAGCCGGTATGGATCATCAAGATTTAGGTGAGATTGATGCCTTTGATGACAACAACAACCGTTTCCGCGCTTATGCTGACTTGTACACGTGGGATAATGGCTTAGTTGTTAAGGATTGGCGTAACGTTGTACGTATCGCTAACATTGATGTAAGTGATTTAGTGGCAGCTTCAGGTACTCAACTACCTACAGCGGCAACAGCTATCATTAAGTTGATGGCACGCGCACAAGATCGCTTACCTAACATTACATCAGTTAAAGATGTGTTTTATGTTAACCGTACTGTTGCATCGCACTTACGCTTAGCTGCACTTGATAAGAGTTCAGCAGCGGTTACAATCGAGCCTGCAATTAATCAGTTTGGCAACAACATCCATCAACTTACGTTTTTAGGTACTCCAGTTAAAATTATGGATGTTATCTTAAACACTGAAGAAGCGATTTCTTAAGGAGAAATATTATGTACGTAGATTCAAAACAAGCTTTCGCTGACGGTCAAGCTTTAACAGCTACAGCGGTTTCAACAAACGTTATTGATTTAGGCGTTGATCGAGATATTGGCCCAGGTGAGAGCATGGCTGTAATGGTTAGCTCTTCAGTTGACGCGGGTGGCACTACTCCAACCCTTCAAGTTGTGGTTCAAACCTCTAACGATGAAGGTATGGCAGGCTTAACTGTTATCGGTACTTCAGCGGTAATTACTGAAATCAAAGCAGGTGAGAAAATTGTTGTACCTATTGGCACTAAGAACTTTCGCTATATGCGTTTGAGCTTGGTTACTGGTGGTACATCGCCGACTCACACCATTGACGCTTATCTTCAGCCTTACAGCATGGTTGATGCTAAGACTGATTACGCTAACGCTTACAACATCGTATAAGGTGACTTATGAAAGTTAAAGCTACTAAAAAGGGCTTTTACGGCAAGTTTCGCAAAGAAGGCGATGAGTTTGAAATCTCTGACAAAAAAGAACTAGGTTCTTGGATGGAAGAAATTAAGCAAACAAAAAAAGTAAAAGCGAGTAAAAGCGAGTAAAATAAAGGGAGGGTAAAACCTCCCTTTCTATTTAGGATTTATCATGGCGTTAGATACTTACGATAATTTATTCAAGACTATATCTGCAAGGATAGAGCGCGGTACAAGTTTAGACCTTGAGATACCAGATTTTATATTGCTAGCTGAAAGAGATATGCTAGCAAACCCTACCGAGTCACTAAAGATTAGTGAAGCAGAAACAATTTCAACAGATACAACTAGCACGTTAACTCGAACATTAGCCCTACCAAGCGGCTTTAAGAAGTCGCGTGACTTCTCTATATCATTCGATAACGGCATTGAAAAACTAACGTATAGAACTCCTGAGCAAATGAACGTTAGAAACGGCACCGGTCGCCCTTGCTTCTTTACCATTCAAGGCAATAACATGGCTTTTGATATCCTGCCAGAAGAAGAATGGGTGGTAACCTTTGATTACTTCAAGGACTTCGAGCCACTAACTGTACTAAATCAAACAAACATAATTTTAGATAAATACCCAAGCGTATATTTATTTGGTGCACTTCGTCATGCGTTTATGCGAGCACAAGACTTTGAGCAAGGCACTGTTTACGGGGGCAACTTCTTTAGTGCTATCGAATCAGCTAATCTTTCTGAGCTTGAAAAAAGAAACGGCAACATGCCACAACAAACCGTTGGGTGGTCACCTTAATGCCTTTCCAAACTGTACCAATTAACCTGACCGGGCCATCTTATCAAAGTAGGTCTAAACCTTTATCTAGTCAGCAGACTAAAAACTGGTACCCGCAACTAAGCGACCAAGGCAAAGATCAATATGTATTAATGCCATTCCCTGGCTTAAAGGTTGTGGGTAACGCTGTCGGTATTGATCGCGGCTTTCATCGTATGGCTGAAATACTTTACCAGGTAAAAGGCTCGTCGCTGTATGAGATAGATAGCCAAGGCAACCACACGTTAAGAGGCACTATTCATGGCAGCGGTCGCGCAATAATCAGAGATGATGGCATCAATATGTTTATCGTTACTGACTTGAAGGTATGGCAATACTCAACAGATACCCACTCACTAATCGAGGTTAATGATCCTAATATTACCGGTGCCAAATCCGTTGACTTTATTAACAATCAATTTCTTTATACTTTCGATAAGTTCACCACTGTTTCAGATGTTGGTAACGGTGCTAGCGCTAGTGGATTGAATATCATAGGCGAGGAAACGCTACCCGATGACCTAGTACGTGATTATGTTTTCGATGAGGTTATATATCGCTGTGGTGTTCGTTCTATCGTTGGCTGGTATAACTCAGGCGTAGGCTCACCACCAATCGAGAAGCTACAAGGCAGATTATTTGCAGTTGGTTTAGCGGCTATAAATTCAATTGCTGAAACTGATGAAGCATTTTATTGGCTAGGTGATGATCAATCAATATACAGAGCAACAGCAGGCAGAAAGGAAAGAGTGTCAACTGATGCTATATCAAACCAAATAAGCAAGTTTGAAACGATTAGTGATGCTATTGGTAACGTTATGACATTTGAGGGGCAGAACTTCTACTGCTTAACATTCCCTTTAGAAAATAAAACATTCATTATTAGTGAAGAGTTAGGCGAAAACGGATGGTTTGAAATATCAAGCGGCACCGCTGATGGCAAGTATCAAGGCTCATCATTTATTAGCGCTTACGGTAAAACCTTTGTAGCTGATGAGTTTAACGGTAATGTTTACGAGTTAGATTTAGATACTTTCATGAACAACGATGAAACACTTCAGCGAACCAGAGTTACACAAAGCGTCAACGGTGATTTACTTAACTCCAAAGGTAAACGAGTTCAGATGTCCGAGCTTAAGATTATAATGGAAACTGGTGTTGGTTTAGTTAGTGGTCAAGGTGATAACCCTCGTATCATGGTTGAATACTCTGATGACGGTGGTCGCACATGGAGCGCAGGCTCATGGCCTCGTACTGGTAGAATGGGCGAGTTTACATTACAGGTTTATTTCTACGACTTAGGCTCGTTTTATGATCGCATGTTTAGGATCTCAACAACCGACCCAGTTAGTTACTCGCTATATTCTGCGACTATTGACTTAAGGCTAGCAGGTAGATAAATGACTAATCCAGTTAACCCGCCACCTCAATTAAGAATACCTAGGGCGTTTTTAAAAGATCCAGAGGTCGCGGCATTTATAGAGCAACAGAATATTATACTGTTTCAACTATACAGGAAGCTAGGCGGCGTTAACGACCCTGTAGGCGAAATAGGCAACCAAGGCATAAACAGCTTTGCGCCACTATTACAGCAAACAATAAAGCAGTTAAATGGTTTACCTAAATTTACATGTGACACAACAGGCTTTACAGCAGATTCCACCGAGTGGACAGCAGACAAGGATATAGCATAATGGCTCAAGAAATAATCAACGTTGGCGGCGCAAATGAAAAACAAGGTGATACGCCTTTCGTGTTTTGCCCTAAAATAAACAGAAACTTTACCGAGTTATTCACCATAAAACAGGCGTGCGTTAGTTACATTTACGAAGAGGCTGATTTTCCAGTGCAGGATGCTACAACTATAACACTACAAGCCGATGCAGCTTATTGTTTATGTGCCCTAATATCCACAGGAAAGAGGTTTATTGTTGAAGATAGTTCCTACATATGCGGAGTTACTCAAACTGTTCCTATGCTTGAATATACCGGCACTGGCGTAATGTTCACATCGACAACAGTATGGACTCTTGAAAATCTTGGTTTTACTTGCCCTAATGGAACGGTTTTCAGTCACACCGGCGCTGGCCAGTTTATAATAATGAGAAACTCAACCTGTTCCAATTGTTTAAATATTGGCACCATAAACTCAAGCGGTTATTTCTCAACAGGCAGCAGTTTTGTTAATATCACAGGTGCAGGGTTAACCTTTACCGGTGCTAATAACGGGTTCTTATACGCTACTGGTAACATGATCACCTCATCAGCATCAACCACTATTGTTGACTTTGGCACTGCTACATTCTTTTTAATGCGGGTATTAGATTCCACATATGCGGGGCCACCTGGCGCGGTTGCATTCTCAGGATTACCGGACGGCGCTAATATAAACTCAGGCAATAAAGGTGTATTTGAAGTAAATGATTTACAGTCTGGTGGAATAACTCCTATGGCTGGAATGTCACCATCAGACATTAGAATGGCGGTTAGATTTTCAGATGGGCTAATGGACTCTCGAAACGCTGCTGATATGTTCATGGTTGGCGGCTCTGAAACAATAACGATCGGAGGCTCTAACGAATGGAATGAAATCGGAGTACCAAGCGGCGGCGGTGTATCTTGGGATAGCGATATAAGTGACAGGTTTACCATAGGTACTGATGGTGTTTTAACCTACATCGGAGAGGATGATATAGAGGTCACATTAACGGGCAGGGCTACTATTGAAAAGACAGGCGGCGGCTCTGATGTGTTGGAGGTTCGCTTTGCTGTTAATTGGAATGGAACGGTAAGTGATGGCGGCTTGGAGAAATCAAGAGCGCAAACACAAAACACAACCCC